GCCACAAGATGCAGATCCAAGTCGCTATGTTCAGTATAGAAGTATGATACTTGTCCGCCGGTGACACGTACATCCACCACATCGAATGGTACATCTATAAACTTTTTAAAGTCCCGAGCAATTTTAATCAATGCTGATTCAACCGTAGGCATAAGAGTATCGCCCTGCCATATTTTAGGGTTAAGTTCGTCGTGAGGTTCAAACCCCAAATTATAGTCAAGTATCGCCATAGAAAAGTATTTATCGGTTAAATAGAAGTATGATAGAGCAAAATTATACGGGTTATCTGTTAGCAGCACATCCCAAGCGTATAGACAGTAGTTTGCGCCGGGGCACCGTTTTGGTTATAGATCACGACAGTGCCGGTGCAATAGGTTTACAGATCAACAAGCCTTACATGAGTAATGTTACATTTGACAGTGTAATGCGTAATGTAGGATTAAGTGTACCCAATGATCAACCATTATACAATGGTGGTCCAGAATCAACAAACCGTATACATGTTATACACACATTAGATTGGTTTAGTCCCACAACAAACAAAATAACAGATCAAATTGGAATCAGCAGTGATCTATCAGTATTAACGGCTATCAGTAAGAATGATGGTCCTGCCTACTTTAGAGCCATAGCAGGGTTTGTTCGTTGGTTACCGGGACATTTAGAAGGTGAAGTACTAGGTGAAGATCCTTGGAAAATAAATCAAAGTTGGTCATACACCAGAGCAGAACCTGATACAGTATTTGGATTCACTGACATAGATCAGTGGCATAAAGTCATTACTGAATCAAGCCGACAACAAGTGGCCAATTGGTTTTAATCTTTTTCTGAATTCATATTAGCGATCATTGATCTAATATCGTTAACTACCTTGATAGGGGTTCGATTAGGTCGATCAATACTCCATCCTTCGGCAGGTGTAGGTCTTTCCCATTTAACCGATGGTTCGTCAGTTGAAGTAGATACTGTACTAGTACGTTTAAATCCACTCATCATAGAACTGCCACCGCTGGTATTAGATTGTCCGCCACCCTGACTGAAACTAGCGGTATCTCCATCTTCACCAAGATCGCTAATACGTAGTGTATCAATATTAAATTCTAAATCAACTTTTTGTCCAACGCCGCTACTGCTACGTGTTTTCATAAACTGGATCTGATAGCGTCCACGTTCTTTCATTGCTCTGCTAGTAAAGATACCAATAACATTATCTGCTGTCATGATCTTACTCAGTCCACCTGAGATATGACTGTGATCAAACTCAATCTCTTCAACTGCACTACGATTCAACTGACTAGCAGTAACAGTAATACATTGAGTTTCCATTGCTAGATTACGAATCTCTTCACTAACGTATTTGTCTTTAACAAACAAGTCACTGGGACTAACCTTAACGCTCAATGGCATCATCAAGTCTAAATAGTCAATCAAGATAACGTCGGGTTTACATCCTTTCTTAACTTGATATTCTTTTAAGTATGCTCTAATGTCGTTACAGTTTTTACCAGATGGCATATATTTGACCTGTAAGTTGCCGGACTTTTTGCCCAATACTCTTACTTTAAGTTCAACCTCATCTAGATTCTTAAAGATCTCTCTAGTACCAATACCGGTCATCATAGAGTCTAGACGCATAGCAACCAGTCCTTCGCTCAACTCAAATGTTAGATACAATACGTTAAGACCTTGTTGTGCCCAGTTCACGCCCAGATTAGCCAAGAACAAACTCTTACCGCCGCCTGATCCTGCACAGAAGATGTTAAGTTCGCCACGATTGAAACCACCATACAGTTTCTTATCAATGCTGGGCCACCCTGTAGATATTTGTCCATTACCGTCTTTGAGTTTGGTCAGTCGTGCTCTAGGATCTTCAAAGTAATCTGTACCCATATCCTTGTTTAGTGATATCTGTATAGCGTCTTTGATCAGTTTTTCAACTGGTCCGTAGTCGCCCTCTTCGAGTAAATCAGCACTGGCCACAATAGCACGTTCTAGTCCTTTATGTCTACTAAAGTTTTCAAATTCGTCCATAAGCCATTCATAGTTTTCTTTGGGTAGTTGTACTGGTTGCAGATCCATTTTACAACTAGCATTAACAATACTAGGCTCAGGCATGACTTTATAGTCGTCAACATATTTGGTAATAAATGCTGCGGTATCTTGATATCTTTGATCAAAGTTCAGTGGATCAAATATATTTTGGCAACGTACAAAAGTTTCAGCATCAGAAAGAAACATCTCAAGATATAACCTCTGCATATCTGCATTGTAGTTTGGTTTAGGTTGTTTTTCTTTTTTATTCATCAAGTGCCTCTAATTTTTTCTGTAGTAATTGTATTTTTATCTTATTTGTTTCTTGGTAGTGTAAGATTGTGGTTAGGGTATAGAGTCTGCCATATTTCTTAACAGCATCGGCTACATCTTTAACACTATCTTCCCACGGTGGAAGGCTCACAGCCCATCCATTGTCCAGTGCTGCTTTTACCAATCGAGCGCCAGGGCGATCTCTATCTGGTACCACAATGATTTGTTTACCCAAGGCATTCAATCTTGCACATTGGGTTTCGTTGGGTTCATTGGTCATGATAGCCGCACCGTCAATAGCGATAGCATCAAATTGTCCTTCAACAACTATAACACAAGATCTATCATATGTCTGACTGTCTAGGTTAAACACATATCCATTTTGGCTATCTGTGAGATATTTTGGTTTACCCTCTGTGATCTTACGACCAGTGTAGCCAACTATTTTGTTGTCGTGATAGAATGGAACAATAACTCTATCACGGAATCCGGGTGCTGCACTCCAATGCCAGTTGTACCAATCCCAGCCTACTTTGCGTTTATCCACCAAGTAGGAGATTACATCAAGTAGTTCAATATCTTGAGCGCCTTCGGCTATCCATTGATTGATTGATTTGCACTCATCGGGCAATGATCTTTCCATTAGATCAAACACCAAAGCACGTTTAGTTTGAGGTTGATCCTCTTTGAATTTTAGAGTTATCAAACCCAGTCGACTGATATCAGTATCTCCCATACCGCACCATTTGAACAATGATTTGGTGTTAGCACTAAGGAGTTTACCTGGACTCCATCCTGCTTTGAATCCACAATTAAAGCAATGATAGGTAAAGCCGTCGGCGGTAAACAGTACACCGCCACGTTTTTTAGAGTCTGGTCTATCGCCTCTATTATGACAGCAGACGGCATTAAAACTTATCCAACCACCGGTTGTAAGTTTTCGATTAGCGGGTAATAAAGATTGTATTGCGGCCTGAACTTCGTTCATGCACTATTTTAACTTCTATACAGTACTTTGTCAAATGAACCGAAGAAACTAGGGTTGTTGTTGTTTGATTCTGCAGGTGCTGTTGCAGGAATATGTACAATACGGATATAACTAAAAACTCCGTTAAAGTTTACATAATCAACTCCGGTAAATCCAGTATAGGATTTTGTAGATATTGTATAGTAACTTGAGTCAGCGTTTGGAGTATTATCCAAACTGCCTTGAATTTTAACAGCACCACGATAAGCGGTCATATATAGAGCAACGGTATGTAATGCATTATTTCCATTATATTCTGGGCTAGCATAAATGTTTCCGCTTTTATGTTCGTATAGTCTAATGCTGTCATTGTATGCTGGAAGGAAACTGGTAACAACGGTGCTATCTTTTAATACAGGATAAACATCGTTAGATAAGTGTATTGTACCGTTCGTACCATAGTAAGTATTAGCATAAGCAGGAGTGTAGGTACCATCGGTGTCCAATACTTTTACGCTGTAGGTATAACTTGATTTGTCAAGATCTAGGGTATCGCTTTCGTTAAGTGTAAGTAGCGCCATACCTCGAGTGCTAGTAGTTTCGGTAAGCACATCTAGATTTTTTTCAAGTATTTGTCGGCGATTCACAGCATCAAACATGGTGAATACAAACGTTTGTGAATTAGAGACAGATATACGTTTTTGATCGCTATTTTTAAATTGTATTCTTATTTGATTTTTAATACCTTTTTGTATGGTTAGATCTCTTTGGTACATAATTTGATTCACTCCTCTAGTTGCAGCGTCCAAATCTAACGTCACATCGAGTTTGTTTGCGTATAAATAGATTGGTAAAATTTGCATAATGTATTTATTTAAACCCTAATGAGTAGCCCAATCCAAGAAAATTTCCCCTTCATTTCTTGTTTAAAGTCCAACGACAAAGAATATGTAGGCATAGTTATCAACTGTGATGATTATGTTTCCAGCATTTATGATTTATCCATAATTGTAAAAGAAGATGAAAGGAAATCTTTTCTAGAATTAGGTGAGATATGGTGGTGGGAGAGTAACAGAAAAATACCAATTAACATATTTCTCAAGCAAGAAATGCAATTATTCAAGCCTTACATCAAAACATTCAGCAGTAAAGATGTTGAGATATTATTTGGGCCTACTGTGAATCTCAGTGAAATTGCAGAAAAGCGTATCAAACGCAAGTCAATACAATTAGTACGTTCTGTTAGGAATATCCGTAACTAATTCGTTCGCAAAGTAGATTCAATTGGACCACAATAACACTGGCGTAAGAGATAGCATGGGCCTTCTTAAAGAAATAGGAATCTTCACTTTTAGTCCATATTTCATCATTGATGGATTGGAATCCATTCTCCTTGCATATTGGGATGAGATGTTTCTTACCAGGTCTAATCATGGCAAGGACCATGGCTAAATCAACCACACTTTTAGGTTTCAATTCATTTAATAAATTGTGATATCCATTAATATGGAACAGTTGATCACATACATCTTTCTCGTATAGTAAATCCCACAATGGTTCTGTGTCAAGTAATTGAGTTAGATGTAGTTCATCTCGAACACCAACATAAGCACCAACATTTAAGAAATCAATCTTAAAGTATCCACGTTCTTCTGCAGATTTATAATCAATACTAGCAGTATCAGTTATTGGATTGTATGGAATTTCATGACAGTAAACACCTGTGTTATGTTTCTTACCATCTTCAAGACGTGCTGGTATATGCTTGATTATATCAAGTATTTTCTTTCTATCAGGAAAGTCAATATCAATATCCATTATATTTGTTCAACCTTTACACCTGATGCTTTGAGAAACGTAATGCCACTAGTATCCCTATAAGAGTCGCGATATAGAACGTGCCCAATACCGCTTTGGTATATAAGTTTGGCACACTCCATACATGGAGCGTGGGTAATGAACATAGTAGCGCCCATACCACTATTTGTACTTTTGGCCAATTTTGCAATGGCATTTGATTCAGCATGTAATACCTCTGGTTTAGTTTTTAGTCTGTAACGGCCTTGCATTATATTGCCGCCGGCATCTAGATAAGAGCCTTCGTAGGGCCAACCTTCTACAATTTCTTCAGGACTCAGCCAACCGCCAGCACTACACCATTCTTTGTTTTCGCAATCGTTATCCCAACCAGCAGGAGTACCATTATAGCCGTAACTGATTACACTATCGTCTTTAACAATAACTGCACCCACCTGCAATCGTTTAGCCTGACTAAGTTCGGCTGTACGAATAGCCCAATCCATATACAGGTCCATGAACTTTTGTTTCATAGTTCGCCACTTTCTGCTAACTTTAACATTAGACTATAATGTTCGTAAGCCTTCTTTACTGCTGGATATTTGTTCTTAAGATACTTCTCACGTTCTTTCAAGTCAGTCATATGTTCAAACATTCTATAATGACCACGCTGATGTAAGTTATTAAAAACTTCTGCTTCAATATCTGCAATACGTTCTAACTCACTCTCTGCAATTTCCACTGTTAGTAATCTTTCAGTTTCAAAATTCATAGCATTCATTTCTGCTAATTCGTTATAGTCAGCAGGGTTGTTAAAATATTTCACATGCATACGTGTCATTTTATGGGCACGTTTGTTATCATCAATGACCTGCATATGATGATACTGTAGAAATTTTTTGACATTGTCACCACTCATTTTATACCTGCCTCCATACATATTTCTTTTACTAGAGCAACATCTGCTGGACTCTGTTTAAATTTTTTCATCCAAAATGGTACATCAAACACAGGAGCAATCATTACCAATTGTTCATCACTCATATTACCAATCATAGTTTTACCAGTGTCACTGTTCATTATAATCCAAAAACTAATATGACCATTAAGTATATCATGCACTGCTTTGTTTAGACTGACGTAAGAAAAGTAATGTGCAAAATTTGCATTATGTGAGTCACCCCATTCCATCATAGTTTGTAGACTTCGTTGTACAGCACTTTCCACTGGTTCAACTTTTAGTATATCAAACAGGTATTTTTCATACATTTCATCTCTGCACCAGTGGTCCAATTTAACGCCACTTTTGATCACATAGTCTACAAACTTAGTTGGATATAATGGATTAACATTATTAATAAAACTACCAAATTTTACAAAGGCATTATAGTAACTACTATCAGCAAAGTCGTCATATGATTTAGATTTCTTGGCATTTTGTGTCAATTGCCAAAAGCGATTAAATGCCATAAAGCCTGCTTGTACACGTTTTTCATCCTTTTGTAGAGCACGTCGTTTGCGTTCGCACATATGAGCCACAAGAGTTTTTTCTTGCATAAAACTCTTCTTACAATGTACGCAAGTATGCGGTTGCTCCACTAGTGACATCATTCGTATTCTTTCCGTTGTTTTTTATCAAACCCCATCTTATCAAACAGTTCTTCTCGATCTTTCTTATCCATCATAGATGCCATTAATTTAACATCTGCCATCTTTGTTGCTGGATATAGTTCGCACAATAGTTTCTCGATCTTATTGGCTTTTTCTTTCTTACCTGCTGCCAAATATGGGTGATAGCAATTAACGCCAGTACCGGTTGCAGCAAACAATTTCCACAGTAATGCCTTATGTTTCTTACTAAGATCCCAATGATTTTTATTAACCATTTCGTTGGTCATTTCAAGATACCATTCTTGTATATCTCGGTCGGGCATCTGTACACTAGCAGTATATCTCATTAAAATATAAGGGCTAAATGCTTTCTTTTCGTCCTCAGTGAGGTTATCATAGAAGTTGTAGTTTTTTTGATCTACAGCATTGAGTTCACGTTTAATATCAAGTTTTGCTGTTGCCATGATCTTTACTTAAATGGTATACTGTCATTAATTTATCTAATGCAATTTTTACAGCAGGGTTAGTTTCTGCAAGTTTTTGAATTTTGTTCCACTCGCTCCATGCACCTAATAACGTACTACTTGGAGAATCAGTACCGATGCCCATATTGCCGCTTGAATCAATTCTCATAACTTCCTGCCCTTCCTTATACAATTTAATTCCGTCTGCCATATCTTTTTTCGTAATCTGCTGTAAGGTAGTATGTTACTTTAACACGATCTAATGCTTCTTGTAAAGTGGGATTGGTTTTAGCCGCTCGATGAATGTAGCCCCAAAGCTGACTTTCTTTTAGTTGTTCGTGTATTGAGATATTCTCCTTAACCAAATAGCGGTCAGTAGAACCTTCTTCTCTAACATATACGGTTTCACCTTTATCTGGGCTTTCAAATATAGGCATTTACCAGCACCTTGTATAATCTACCAATTCACTTTGACGACTAACTTCTTTGACAAAATAAGCACAAGTGGGTTTAGGGCCTGCTTCCAATGGTGTGCATAGTAGTTGTCCAGGTTTCATCTTTGGAAAATACCATTTAACATCTTGATAAACATCAATGATATCGATCTCATGGAATTCGGGTCTAAAACTACTCAATGGATTAAAGCAGAATGTTTTAAAGCCACGATCATTTAAACTAGTTAGTGGAAGTACTTCCATATCGGGTCCCTCAGGATCACCAACAATAGCACACCAATCTAATGGCATAGTAAGTTCATGTTTACCTATTTTTAGTACTGCTGCTGGTCCTGTAAAACTTTCAAGAAAAATTAGAGGAATGAAGAAATAATCTGGGTTACTACTATCGCTATTATCCAATACTGCGAATCTCAAATCGTCATCTACTTCTTCTGGTAGTTCGTTGAGATAAAATATCTCATTGTTTAGTGTTAAGATCTGCATTATATATATTTTACTTTCTCAATGTTAAATGGGTATTTGGCTTCTTTATAAAACCTCTTTCTTTCTGTCAAATGTCTTTTGGCGTATTTGCTGGCTGCGGTTATATCCCAGATCTGGACGAAGTCTTTGTCGTCTGCCTTTCTAATACCTCGCCCAATGCTTTGTATAACTCGGACAAAGCTCTTTCCGGGTTCCAAAAGAACCAGATTAAAAATCCTAGGGATATTAATACCCACAGCGGCCACACCAAAAGTCGCCACAATAATCTTGTTATCA